CGATACGAATTCCAATAAATCGGAACATTATTCTCAACAAGAAAATCATCAGGCGTAAAATCAGGATCCCAATCATCAGCCTGAAAATTAGCAATAGCCGGAGTATTATTAATATTCTCCGCATAAATAGGCTCGTAACGAAGCGGAGTATAATTCGACGCAAAACCACTAAACGTCATAAACAAATAATCCTTATAAAAGAATCCGTAAATACGCCGCTCAGTAGCATCAAACGTTTTAATACTATCCGTATAATACGAGCCAAGATTAGCCTCAGTTAGATTCCTAACCGTAGCACCATCATAAAACAAGATACCATTCTTAGACGCCCAGAACACGCCACCACCATACTCAACAATACTCTGAGCAGACAAACAACCCTCAGGATACAACTCTTCAAGAGAGAAGTTAGCACGATAATTACCACGAACAAGATACGTCTTATCCTCAAGAAACACCACAAGACCAGAAGCAGAAGTAGCAATACCACGCATCTGCTGAGTGCCCGGAATAAGAATAGAGTCCGCAGCATCACGAGACAAGTCAACACTCTCAGGATCATGATACGCGCTAAACACAATACGATTCTCCGTACCCGGCGTACCACCATTCCCATACCATTGATAACCAGCATACGTAGTATTAAAAATACCAGTATACGAAGTAGCATCATTAGACTGGCTAATGCTCGTGTAAGGACGAGCAACATACTCATCAGCATTCATCGGAATAATATCCGTATGATACACCGAATCAAGCGTAAGAGCACTATTAGACGCTACGCTAGCAATATCACCAAGCCACTCACCATCACTAGCCCGGTACAAAGCCCAACGAGTGCTACTAACAGTACCCGCAAGATCCGCCGCAGCAAAATGTCCCTCACCCTCACTACCAATCGTACCACTCGTCACAGTTAAACCATGCGCAGTCTTAGTAATAAGACCACGACCATGATTATGCACATAAGGACGAATATTAACAAACTTAATATTAGCAGCAGTATTATTATCTGCAAGAGCGCCATACCCATAGGTACGAATACAATCCTTCTCAAGATCAATATACGAACCATCCGTAGCCCAAGTCTTAAGAACGCCTAGATAACGCTCATCACCAGCACCAGCAACGCGATACACAAACATACCCGCACTCAACTTAGTTGTATCAAACGTACCAGTAATACGATTAGTATACGTAACATGACCACCGATAATAAAAGTTACAGTAGCATCCGTACCACCAAGATTAATGGGACTACCACCAAGCGTAGACGCAATCTGAAAATCATTTGTAGCCGAACTAACAACATAATATATCGTACCAGTAGAAATACCAGTAATAGTACCAATATTAGTAAACTCAATAGGATAACCGTTAGGCAGCCCATGCGCAGTACGCTCAATCTTATCACTACTAGCCTTAGCGTTACCAGTCAAACCAGTATTATTGGTAATACCAAGCGTACACGAATTAACCGTATAATCGCCCTCACCAGTACCACCACGCCAATAATACAAAAGATTCTTATTCGAACCACTAGCAATACCATAATTCTCAAGCAAACCAATAAACACGCCACCACCAAGCGCAGGCCGCGAGAACACAACAGTATCCTGCCGAACACTCTCAATCACACAAAAACAACGCTTACGATACTCAGAATCATAAAACAACACACGAGTCGTAGTACCATCAGTAACAATAATACCAATACGATTCTCATTATTAGGATTACGAGTATTCACAACCCCAATCACACGCTGCTCATCAACATCCGGCTGCTCCAACGCAGTACCATCAACATTATACAAAGGCAACGTAGTATAAGGCGCTCGCCGACGCAACTGACCAACACGATCATACAACACATCCTGCGACCAACGAACAAACGACTCAGGAATAAAAGAGCCGGGAGCAGCCTGATTCATACCCTCAGGCGCACCAACCTGATTAACAAAAGTCAACGACAAGGCCACTCACCCCCTCTGACTAGTAAGCCCAATCATAAGAATCCGAAAGCGTATGAATCGTATCCGTACGATCATACTGATTCATCCAAACATCATTCCTCATCTGCTGATAACGAGACTCAAAAATATTCTGAAACGCAGCAGCCTGCGGATCATCATTAACAAGAAACGCTTTAACAAGAGCACCATACAACACAACACTATGATGACGAGCAGGCACAAACCAAGCACCAGTATCAGTAGTAGTCGTAGCAGCAACAGGCAACTGAAGAAAATACAAACGATACGTCGTATCACCCGCAGCCTGAGGATACAAATACATATCATCACCAACAAAATAGTATCGCGTCGGCGTACTCGTATCATTCACAAGCCGATAATTCTTCTCAATAACATCCCCACGCTCAGGCGTCATAACAATATTATTAGAATCGTCAATAAACGACAACACACTATTAACAGTATACTCAGTAAAAGGAATAAGAACCGGATTCGTCAACGAATTATCCAAACGATTATTATCATTCCGAACCTTAAACGAAGAACCACTAGTCACCTGCGACACACCACTAGGCACAACAAACGTAACCAACTTCTCCATAAAAGGCCAAGGCTCACGAGTAACAATATCAAAATACGATTCATTCAGAAGCGTCAACTTCTGCGAATCCTCAAAATCCTCAAACCCATACAAATCCATCTCATCAAACAACTCATCCAGCGTCACTCGCCTCACCCCCCTTCGGAACATCATAATTAATAAACTCTTTAATCACAGGACTCTTACCATGCTGACGAAGAAAATGCTCAACAACCTCAGCAGACTCCTCCGAAGCCTCATCAGCAGCATCCCGAAACTTCTGCTTATACTTCTCCTGCGAATCCATAATCTCATCATAAATCTGAAACCCATGCTTATGCGCATCAGCCCGATACACACGACGCATAACCTCATCAACCGGAGGCAACTCCTGCCCAAACCCAATCACAGGATACGCAGGCTCAGGACGCGGCATCTTAACAAAAACACACCAATCCCAAGTATCCGCATTCCGCGCAAAAAACAAACGCTCATCATACTCACGAACAGCGCGATCAATACGAACCTCATCAAAACTCATCTCACCATGACCCGGAATATAAATACTACTCATCAGCAATCCCACGCTCTCAACGCTTTATTAATACGACTATTAGGATCATTAGCAGTCTTAGCACTAGTAAGCCGCTTCTTCATACCACTCATACGCGCACAAAACGAACGACGACGAGCAGCCGCGCTCTTAGACCGCTTAGCCTCAGCCCGCTTAACAGGACGCTTAAGATTCATCCCCTGCGCCTTAGCAGACCTACGACCAGCCTCATTTAAACCACCCTTAGGATTCTGGCCCTCCTTACGCTGCCAAGCAGGCGTCTTAGCCATAACTCACCCCCTACGACGACGATAAAAATACCGCAAACGATACTTCCAATGAGCAAAACTACTCATCGCATCTTTCCCTTCATCTTCTTATACGTAGACTGCGCAATAGCCCAAACCTTACCCTCAGGCCAATCAGGATTATCACGCTTTAAAGCACTCACAATATCATCAAGTTTCTTAGGCATATCAACCCCTTCTAGCGGCTTTACCAGCAGCCTTAGCCGCCCTAGTATTCGGAACAAACTGCCGCCCAGCACGATCACCAGCCAACTTTTTACGATTAGTTGCCGCCTTCTCAGCCGGAGATAAACGCTTCCAAGCCGCATCAGGCAAATAACGCACAGTCCCGCCCTTACGCTTAGCAGGCTTACCATCACTAGTGCGCCACTTCTCACGAGTCCACTTAGATAAACTCTTCTGCGCCTTAGTTTTAGAACCCGAATAACCACCGCCAGCCTTCTTATAACGAAGAGTGGCTAACTGTGCTTTACGTGCACTCCACTCACCCGGATCACCGCCTTTAGAACCAGCCTTAACATTAGCAACAATACGCTTCCAAAGTTTTTCATTAGTACGAGCCACAGTCACCTCCCTTCATGCTAGAATAGGGAGGGGCCGAAGCCCCTCCCTACCCAGATTAGACTCCAGCGTCCGTTCCGCCATCAACCGTGATACCCGACAACACAACATGATTGTTGCGCTTCGTAACACCAAGGTTCATGTAACGAGTCATGACCGCCTCAAAAGCATCATACCCAGCCACCTGACGGAGCGTCTGCCCATCAGCGTCAAGGAAGTGCCAATCCTGATCCGAGAACACCTTAATGGTGGACTCGTCCAGCATGTAAAGACGGCCATACGGAGCGTCAATATCAGCGATGACCGGAAGCCCCGCGTACTCAATCGTCTGGAAACCAGCGACGTAGTTGTAGGACTCAGGATCAACGTAACGAACATTCTGATCCAGCAGGTTAAAGATCTCGCGCTGAACGCCAAGCGACGTAACCATCACAGACGGACGGCCGCCTTCAAGACGAATCAGGTTAAGACCCTGCTGAAGATCGTCAAGAGCAATCGCGCCAACAGACCCGATGCGCTTGTTATCCCAGAACGGCTTAGCCGCCGGGTCGATCTCACCAAACGCTTCCTGACCAATCGAAACGATACGAGCAAGACCATCAACCTCGTTCGACCGCGAACCAGTAGCCAGAACACCATTATCCACACCAGCCCCGGCACGGAACACACGAGTCGAAGAAGTAGTCGAAACAGCCGAACCACTAATCGTAATCGTAGCATTCGTATAATCAACAGCCGTAATCTCAACACCAGCAGCCACATTATCCACATTAGCCGTAGTACCAAGATCAATCAGCATACCAACATACAACTGACCCTTACGAATCGCTTCCTTACCACCATCAGTATTCAACTGAACCGTAGTCGAAGAAGTCGTCGTACCACAATCACAAATAATAGCCTCGCCCTTAGAATACACCTGACGAGCAAGATCCTTCTGAAGATCATTACGAATGCCATCCAACTCGCTCTTAAGAGCCTGAAGGAACGCGCCAGCCTCGTTCTTGGTCTTAGCCATCGACGGGCCAGTAACCTGCACACGACCATACAGATACTTCAGATCGTACACAGCCTTGTCATAATCCTGCGATCCCGACGTCGGCAGAGCCGCAGACTCCGCACGAGCGCCAATACCACCAGAACGCGACACATGAAGCGGAACATAAGCCCGCTTACCCACCAGATCCTCCGACTTCGTGTTAAGACGCGAAAGAAGAAGAACCTCATTATTCAACTGCTCAGCAACCGGCCCAAGGTAATACTCCTTGAGAATATCGCTAAGCGTAGTAAGATTAGCACCAGCCATCCTACAAACACCTCCTATAGTTTAGGACATGTTACGAATAGCCTCCAAAGCCGCCTTATGCGCCTCGTCCACACTTTTAAAACCCGGACTAGGCGTACTAGACGGCGCAGTAGGAGCAGGCGTAGCACCATAAGGAACCTGCTTAGACTGCAAATACGATCCAAGCAAACGCTGCTGCAAAGCATGATACTGCTCAGCAGCCGCCATCAAATCCCCATCATGAGCATACGCAAGAGAATAAATCGCCTCCATATCCGAATCATCAAACTGCGGATTAGAAGTACGAATCGTATTCTCCATCGCCTCCAACTCTTCCAACGACTCCTGCTGAGCCTGAAGCGCAAGCATCTCCTCACGGAACGCTCGCATCTCCTCCAACTCAGAAGCAAGTTGTGGCGGAAGCCCCTCGTAACTAACATTATTATTCTCAGAAGTAGTCTCGAACGCTGGCTGGCTAACATCGGGTGTTCCCGCATTCCGCTGAATCTCATCCGCAACCTGCTTAGCAAACTCCGGGTTAGTATTCAACTCCTGCAAGAATCCGACCGCTTGTAGCGCAACATCAGGATCCACTCCCTGCTCAGAGAGCGTCCCATAACTCCGACGCAACTCTGCAATCTCCTGAGTCTTACGAGTATAATCAGCCTGCATAGACTTATAAACTCGCTGCATATCCTCAGGAAGAACGCTAGGATCAAAACCAGTAAAGGATTCAGACTCTTCAGACTGATTGTCCCCCACCAGCGTCTCATCCGTAGCGGGCGCCTCATCAACCGGAGCCTCGTCCGGCAACTCAGCCGACAGCGCATTCATAGCGCCATCCATATCAATACCATCACTCACAGTATCCTCCAATAATCAAACGACTCCGGGTTATTCCGGTTGGTCGCTAATCATTCACAACAACACTAGACGCCTCAATCTCAACCACCTCAGACGCACGATCCTCAGCAGCACTCACAAGATTATCAGCAAAACCACTCATAAGTTCCTTCATCTCCTCCCTCGTAGGAAGAGTATGAACCGTCTCAGTACGCTTAGTAGCAAGCCCCTGAGCCAAACGAATCTTATCATCCATAATACCAACAACAGTAGCAAGAGTACCCAACTGCTTAATCTCAGCCTCAGGAATTAACTCTTCTAACTTATCCATCGCCTTTTGACGAACCGTAGAAGCATGATGAACAAACTCGTACGCATTAGCACGAATCTTATCATCAAGCCGTTCAGGAGGACCATTCTCCTCCCATTGCTTCACCCAATACGCAATCGTCGTATGACCAATCCCACACTGACGAGCAGTAGCACGAATATTCTTATCATTACTAATCCAAATTACATAAGCGGCAGCCTTGTCCTCATCTGTCCACTCAGTCCTCTTACTCACCGCGCACCGTCCTCATCGCCATCTCCTGAGCCATCTCCTGATCCGCCTCAGCCTGATTCTGCTGCAACTTCTGCAACAACTCCATCTGATACGCATCCATCTGCCCACCAACACCCTCAGGCGCATTAGGCTTATCCTTATTATCAATAACCACAGTATCAAGCGGCGGCTCCAACAACTCTTGCGGAGTAACATTCTCAATACCCGTGCTATTAAGAATCTTAGACCCAGTAGTAGGACCAACAGCGCCACGCAACTGAAGCGAAACACGCGGAGCCTCACCCTGCGGCGACTGCTCAGCCACCAAAGCCTGCTGCGTAAACTCATAATGCTTATAAAACTGATCCTTAACCATAGAAGGAAGAGACTCAAACTCGGCGCTCTTCATAAACTGAGAATGAACCTCCAAATGCACAGCCTTATTCTCATACGCGAGCGGCTGCAACCCAGCCTCAACACTCTGCTCAAGCATCATAGGATCAATCTCGCCACCCTGCATAATACTCATCATCAACTGGTCATTCGCCTGCTTAGAAGCCTGTTCATTTACAATACCACCATCAAGCAACTTATCATGCTCCCGCATAGCCTGCTCCTCATCCGCCTCAAACTGCATTTGGAGATTCTTAAAATCAGCCATATCAAGATACTTATACGCCTTAGTAGGCGACAAAATACCCATCTGCATCATCTGCATAACACGAGCCTGACGACCAGCACGAGTACGAGGAAGACCACTACCAGCCTCAACCTTCACACTCACACCACGAATAAGATCCGCATCCTCAAAACGCTCAATCTTAGGCTTAGAACCAGAACCAGTAATAATCATAGTACGCGGCTCATTATAATACTGCTGAGCCAACTGAAGCATAAGATTACCGCAACGCTCCAAACTCTTCTCCATCAGCATAATCTGCGGAGCAATACGATCCGTAGCGGCCTCCTGAAGAAGATCAATAGCAACGCCCGCCTCAACATTCGGAGGAACACTACCCTCCACAATCTCATTAAGACCAAACGTATCCTTCAAACGAGCACCAAGATCCTGCAAATGCTCAAACACATACGGCGGCAACGAAGGAATCGGAATCGCCTCAGGAACCTTACCCGCAACCGGATTATACTCAAAAATAGCCCCCGGTTCATCAGTAACACGCTGACGCAAAGAACCCACCGGAGCCAACATCTGAGGCTTCAACGTCAAATTCTTATACTCAATCATCTGCGACAACGTACGATTCAACTCCTTCTGAAGAGGAATCGCCTGCTCAACAACACTAGAATCCCACAACTGGCCCGGCACACGCATACCCGGAAACTTCACCAAAGGCAACTTCTCAAACGGATACGGCCAAGGAGCATCATACAACACAATACTCGGATCCTTCGTAAACACCACAAAACGCCCCTCAGGATTCTTAGGCGAAGGCAAAAAATACCCGTAATACACAATACGAACATTCTCCTGCGTCTTCGCATCAAGATTCCCAAACATACCCGGAAGCGTCTCATCAGGATACTTATTCACAGCATTCGGCTTCAAACGAACATTATAACGCTCAAAAATTTCATCACTAGTCATAGGATGCTGACAAAACGCATACTGACAATCCTCAAACACACTAGCAGAATCATCCAACAACACATCAAACGGTGACATAACATCAACCTTAATCTCGCCCTGATAAATCATCTTCTCAAACTCTGAAGAATCAACACCAGCCGCCTCAAGATTCTTCTCAAAAAAGTGCCGAATCATAGGATCAACAATAGGCTGACCATCAGGACCCACCATAACACGCATACCCTGACCAGCCTTATCATCCCATGTAATCTTCCAAAACCCATTACCACAAATAATTGCCCACATCATCGCCTCTTCACGCTTTTCAGTAAGACTAAACGCATCCCACCAATAATCAAGAAGATTCTCAGCAACCTCAGTAGCCTTCTGCGCCTCATACGACGCCTGACCCGGCGTAGCAAAAAACTGTGGCTTAGACTTCACAAGCCGACTAAGAAGACTCTGCGTATTCGGAGCAATCTGATTCGACACAAGCCTCACACGATAACGCGGCTTATCACCATCCTCAACAGGCAACGCCTCAATCCGACGAGACTTACGATTATAAAACACATACTGCTTACCCTTATAAAACGACAAATTCAACTTCCACTGCCGCTCCATAAGATCACGCTGACGCGACAACTCTTCGACACGCTTAACGAGACTAGCCGCCGAAGCAAAACCAGTAGGAATATCATCTACATACTGTGTGCTAGTATCGTCCAATACGAGCCTCCTTACTCAAATTTTAAATCAGTAGAAGCCAAACCAGTCTTAGATAAAATCTCATTATACTCAAAAGGCGTAATAATACCATTATCTAATGCCCAATCAGCGTCCTGCTCCTCTTCACTTACCCTTAGATGCCCCATTGGAACGCCGCTTAGGGGCTTTGCTCCCTCCAGCCTTAACCTCTCCAGCCTCAGCCTCTCCTCCTCCAACGCTAGCATCCGCTCCGTCCACGACTTCTGCGTCTCCAGAATCTCCCGCATCACGCTTAACAACATCATATCCTGCTTGCTCCGCCAGCCAAACAATCGTAGCCTCCTTAAGAACACGAGTCCGATGATTACTCATATACGGAGCAACCCGATTACGAATCCCCGTATCAAAAACACGCTCACCCGGAGCGCAACGCTCACCAGTAATAGCATCAGCACCATTACCACGAATATTAGAAAACTCAGGCATTACCAAAAACTCCCCATAACTTCGTCAACATAACGATCCTCTTTCTTATTACCCGGACGATCCGCAAGAACCCAATCCGGTAAACCATTCTCAACAGGAGCAGGCGCCCCAAAATCACCAATAAGCGCACCCGCAGTACGAAGCGCAATCTCCATACTATCCAAACAGTCATCCGCAGGAGCACGAGCAGACGAATCATAATCAACCCACTCCTGAATAAAATCAGTATGATCCTTCTTAATCTTCACCTTACCAATCCGAAACAACGGACTCATAGCAAGAATACGCTCCCACTTCTTACCCTTAGCAAACAACGGAACAACCGGCGGCATCGTTTGCAGTCTTTCAGTCTGCTGCACTAGAGCCGCCTGATAAGCATTAGACTCAATACCAATAATATCAGGCTTATACTTAATATAATACTCTTCGATCCGAATAAGTTGCTCCGCGAACGGGATACGAGCCGCAAACTGTTCTAGTAGAAACACTTCGTTAGAGTCTGAAACCCCTATAACGGTAATTACGAACCTATCCGCATTAGCGGAGAGGCTAATTGCCGGGTCAACTCCCATATATTTACGCAGTTTAAGCGGTTTACCCTCTTCATCAATAAGATCCTCGCTAGAATAGTAGTGAAGCCAGTCCCCGGCTAGGTCTTTGCCTGCCATACTGTCAAAACTCGCCATATACTCTTGTGCGAATAGCAGCGGGTGATACCTAGACTTCACATATTCCCATTCTTCACGACGAAAATACGGATTATCAATACTCCGATACTCTACACGACTATTATTAATGTCCTTGCGAGCATCATCACTAAAAAATTCTTCATAAAACCAGTTCTTCTGGTTAGGAGTGGTCGTTGTGATAAGCAATCCTTGCTTATCTGAGAGGGATGGGCGTATAACACCCCAAGCCTCGTCCGTTTTAACAAACGCGGCCTCGTCCATCCAGAGAATATCAAGGCCCGCGCCGCGAAGAGATTGTGGATCCTCAGCAGACTTAAACTCTACTAGACTCCCATTCTCAAATTCGAACCGCAAACCACCCTTATTCTCCTTAACTTCCTTCCCAATCGTAAGACCAGCCTTAATACAAGCGTCCCGAAACGTCAAATACGAAGGGCGGCCCACCTTATACGACGCGGAGAGCGCCCAAACCCACAAAGGAGACTCATTATTCTTCTTACCATGCGCATCCAAATGAAACTGCGCGGGATGCAAACAATAAAACAACACTTCCCAAGCCGCTGACAATGTTTTACCACCACGCCGCCCAGCAACCAAATGCCGAAAACGAGTAAGATTCTTACCATTCTTATCAGTATGAAACAAAACCTGATAATAATGCGGCGCGTAACCCTTAGACAAGAACCAGCCCATCTTCTCAGGAAACTCTAGAATAGTAGCCTCTAACGCTTTAGCAGACAACTTCTCCGAATCATACGAATAATTACCCACAACTACTCCTTAATGCGGCCTCCGACTATTACACGTACCACACCTACGCATATAATACTGATTCTCACTAGAACACTTAACACAAGACCAAGACTCCTTCGGCACATCTACCTTACGAATCTTCGGCTGAACATTAGAATTAAACACCCCAAAACCCCTAATACTTAATAATATAATTTAACAGAATCGTAGGCTGCATATTATTATGCGCCCCGCCGCCGCCCGTGTCGGAACTCGTTTTTGTTTGCGTTGCGCCAGACAAAGAACCCCACGTAGTGCCCACATTATTAATAGCCTGAGCGGTATCAGCAAACGCAGCAGTTAACGTATGACTATGCGAAGGAATTTCACTAGTAATTAGCGTATGTGTTTGAGTGCCCCCATCCGTACTAATACTAGAGGGCCCAACAGTACCAAGCGTATTCTGCCACGACAAACGTCCAGCATCAGTACCACCCATATTATCAACACCAGCAACCACGCGCCCACGCAAATCAGGCACCCTAAAATTACCCGCCCCCGGCGAAGTAACATCATACGTTGAACCAATCAAAGCAAACAATGTAGCATACGTAGTCTGCGAAACCGCCTGACCATGACACAACAACCACCCATCCGGCGCAGACGAACCAGCAAAAGGACTAAGCATACCAACAGGAGACAAATTATTCTGCGTAAACGAAAAACCATTATAAATATAAATAAGATTCGTATCCGTCTCATAAATCATCGTCCCCTCCTGCACACCACTAGGACGAGTAGACGACGTACACACAATATGACCCGACTTAATCGAATCAAAATTATCCCGAACATAAGTATTCCAATCCGACGCTAGAATCTCACTAGTCCCCGCCGTCTGAGTAGGAACACCATCCATATTCGCGTAAGACATAAAACACCCCCTCAGGATAATAAAAAAAAATAGCCCTACACTAATACCAACGAACAAAACAACACAAACCGGAAACAAAAATCATAATCTTAATCAAACCTTAACATAATATAACAGTTTTAAGCCAAAACTCATAATGTTCAAAAAATATATGCATAGTAATTATATATATGTGGGTGGGTCATAACGGGGGTATGGGTATG